TCTTCAGTAGCACCTTCGAAGAATGTGCCACCTTTTTCTATTAGTTCTCTTTTATTCTTATCTGTTAATTCTATTGTCATATATTTCTCCGTTTAATTAATTGACTAGATGATTATAAACCCATCGTATACAAATTGTCTACACTTTAAATGATTTATTTCTATAGGTCTAAGATATACGGATATTAATAGCATCTAGGGGACTTGCTAGGCACTTGTAGTTTTATATAGCAAATATGCCCTACTCTACCCGAGAGGGGAGGGGAGACGGCTATCCCTGTCGGGATAGTATGTCGGGATATCTTGTCGGGAGTCGGGAACGCCAAAGGACTTATACTCATATTATCCTATTGTTTTTCCTATATCTATATATAAATTAAATGGTCTGATTTTATCTAGTTCTTTGTATTATAAGGGGAGGTTATAACTAATTATAAACAGCAAAAATATATAGAAATAAGACAGAATAGAGTATACAAATAGTCTACTGCTGTAGTATGATTCACTCATACCAGGAATTAACCTGGACGGAGAAAAACGATATGAAGAACTTAATATTAAAATGGTTAGGACTGGATAACGTCCTAAGACTTGATGACAGCGACTTTATTGATGACTGCGTAACAGCTCATATTTCAAGAAAATATGACTTATCAGGAATGGAATCTAAACTAGATGATTTGGAGTCCACCCTTGAAAATGGCAAATATGAATGGGACGACTTGGTAGAAAAGTTAGGTTATTTTGAGCCTAATGATTACGCAACTGTTGACGAGCTAAGAAGCTTTGAGCAAGAGTTTAAAGACGCTATTGATAGAGTCCAACAACTAGACGACAGACTAACCGAGCTGGTAGCTGGTTATAAGTTAGATGTTCAATTAGTAAAGGAGGAGTTCTAAGATGTCAGATTTAGATAACCTATATAAGCCACGTGTAGACGTGGCCACATTTAACAACGTAGAGCCTATCAAGGAATGCGTAGACGTAAAGCCTAGAGTCTTTAATACTTATTTAATAGACGACTTAGGAATGACCAGGCTAAGAGCCTGTAAGATTGGGAAAGCTGTTGAGAGTCTTTGGCAAGAAGCGACAGCGTTAGACTTTGGAAACAGAGAGGCAATCGTTAATATGACAGTAGCCGAACTCTTAGACCTATATGGTAAACAAGAAGGGGCTTATTGTTCATTTAAAAAAGCCCAAGAATATTATAATGGTGTGGAGGTGTTAAATGACTAGACAACATTTCCAAGCAATCGCGGAGGCTCTGAGACTATCTCAGGCCTCCCAAGAGACAATTGATTCAGTTGCAGATGTCTGTAATAGATATAATCCTAACTTCGACTGGGATAAGTTTGATGTAGCTTGTAAAACTTGCCATCAAAAGGGGGCTTTAAATGATTGAATTAGTCATTTTAATTGTCATATTTTCATTTATTTACTTAATACAGTAGAGGAGGGGAGAGGTAAACGGGCAGAAATGCCCGTTTTTTTTGTCTATTTGTAGCGAGAGGGGAGAAGGGGGGCTATATTTAGCGTGATATTGGCATATATTCGGCTATATTTACCCATATTTAGGCATTTTTAGGGCTATATTTATATATTTTAGGGTATGTTTCTTGTTCGCCCTACTCTATTTGCAAGGCATAATATAACCGTCGCTTTGCTCCACCTAAGAGTTTATAGCGAGCAAGCTCGCTTGATATATATAACCGTCAACAAGTTGACGGGACTCTTTATAGGTCGGTTTCTGTCGGCAATCGGGTATACTAATTAGACCCCCACACCCCATATATATATACTCGTATATACCTACTACTACCTACAGTATTACAGTTATAATTTCACATGCTTTTTTGCGATTCGGTTTTTACTTGTATAAGGTACCCTATTACAGTTATAATTTTCCCAAAGGTTTTGCAGGTAAGATTGAGACACTTCGCTCAAACTCTTCTCCAAAAGATTCACACTTGCCTGCAAAATTTTTTTTGGAGAAAAAAAGTATGGCAATTGATACAGATTATTCTTTTTTAAATTTGCCTGAGGCGGGTTCCTCTGCGCAAGGACCAATTGCAAGACCATCCTTTGACCCAACCGATTTTAGTTTCAACCTCGATAGATATGCCCCCTCTAATCTTCCAGATGTTGAAATGGTTGCTCCGAGTCTTCCATCTTTTTCTGCAGATAGGAATGAAGCTGTTTTAAATAGCGTTCGTCCCTTTGAAGATATTAGGACACTCGGAGCGACGTTTGGCCAAAAGCTAGCCGAGACTGAAAAGTTCTTTGGCGACCAGGTAAATAAGCTTCAAGGCAATATAGACGATTTAATCAATACTAAAAGTGATTTAACTAAACAATTAGAGGCTGCGTTTTTACAACAAGATGAAATGAGCCAGCAAGCTATTGAAGAGCAGATTGCTGCTTTAGATAAGCAAAGAGCTGAATTAACTTCTTTGTTGGAGCAAAAGGTTTCTGAGGCTGAAGCTAACGGCGTAGATGCTGTTGCTGCAGCAGAAAAAGTTGCCTCCGACCAAAAACAGCAATTTGAAGGCCAGATATCTAGCCTAGACCAACAGCTTCAAGATTTAGAAATATCTAAGCAAGAAGCTATTGCAGCTGGAGACCAACAAAGAGTTGCCGAACTCGAAGCGCAACAACAGCAATTAACTCAAGAGCGTGAGCAAATGGCTGCGCAAATGCAAGAACAATTTGGCGGAGAACGAAGCCAGTTTGAAGGACAGATTACAGATTTAAACCAACAATTAGAAGCCTTAGAGGTATCCAAACAAGAGGCTATAGCTGCAGGAGATGAGCAACGGGTAGCCGAGTTAGAAGCCCAACAACAAGAACTTACTGCCCAAAGAGACCAAATAGTCTCTCAAATGGAGCAGGAATTTGGAGGTGAGCGTTCTGAGTTTGAAGGACAAATATCCAGTTTAGAAGACCAACTCAGTCAGCTAGAGATAGACAAAGAGTTGGCTATTCAAGCAGGTGACGAACAAAGGGTTGCTGAATTAGAATCCCAAGAGCAACAGCTAATCCAGCAAAGAGATGAATTGGTTGCTCAGATGGAGCAGCAGTTCGGAGGCGAAAGAGGTGAGCTAGAGGCAAGGATTGCTGAGATAGAATCTGCTCAACAGGCCGCTATTGCAGAACGAGACCAGGCTATTGCCGAACAAGACAATATAAGAGCGCAAGCAGCCGAACAACAAGCCCAAGCTTTAGAAGGACTTAAGCAAGAGCTTCTTACAGAGCGAGCAGGTATTGTTGGCGGATTAGAAGGTACTATTGGCGACTTACAAGGTGAAATAGACGGACTAACTGGAGCAAGAGATGTTGCTATATCCGAAAGGGACCAGGCGATTGCTCAACAAGATACGATTAGAGCTGAATCTGCAGAGGCGCAAGCCCAAGCACTTGACGCTCAAGCAAACGATTATCAGGCTCAGTTAGATGAGTTGACAGGACAGAGTTCTCAATATCAAACTCAGTTAGGTGAAAGGGACCAGACGATTGCAGATTTACAGGCGCAGATTGCTGCCTTACAAGGCTCTGGACAGCCTCCAGCAGATACTCCTCCACCCCCACCTCAAGATGTTGGCGGACCCGTTATACCTCCAAGACCACCTTACTTGCCTCCTAAAATAGATGACCAAATATTTATAGACGATGGCCCTGGTTTTATGGACGGAAAACAACCACCTGCTAAAGTACCAGGAGGTACTCCAGGATTTTACGACAGGAAAGGTCCTATTGCTAAAGACCCTAGGATTCCAGACCCAAGAGAAAAATTTATTTCGTATGAAAGAGAACCAATTGTACCAATATTTAAGCCAAGCCCTATAAAAGCCTCACCTCCAAAAATGAGTGTTGGTGGTATAGGTGGATTTTCTGGAAAAAGAACTGGTAGAATGGTGAGGAGATAACAAAGGATGAATATGGACAACGAACCAAGAATGCAAGATAGAAGCCCAGAAGGGCAAATGTTTGCGATTGAATCAGAAATTAAAAATATGATGAAAGATTATGAGATTGCTGTAAGAAGCGGAGATAATCAAAGAGCGCAAATGATTGCAGATGCAATTGATAGAATGCAAAAGAAAAAAATAGAGCTTCAAGGCGGTATTGCTGATATGATGATGAGAAAACAAATGGCTAAAGGTGGTGAGTCTTCTTCCTTCCCAGATTTAACAGGCGATGGACAAGTTACTCAAGCTGATATTTTAAAAGGCAGAGGTGTAGAGTTTGCCGAAGGTGGAGAAGCCGAAATGCAAATGTCAGAACAAGAAGCGATGGCAGAATTAGAAAGCGTTGCGCCAGAAGCTAAAATGGTAGAGCAGTTAGTAATGGCTGTTATGCAAATGATTCAACAAGGCGTTAGCGAAGAAGATGTTAGAGCCTTTTTAAAAGAGCAAGGTTTAGATGATGAAGATATCGAAGACTTGTTTATGATAGTGATGCAACAGATTGAACAAGGCCCAGCTGAAGAACCAATCGGTCAAGAGCTACAGGGGATGATGTAATGGGTTTTTTAAGTAACATGTTTACGAGACCAGCTCAAATCCAACAAACAGGCCAGCAACAACAAATGATGCAACCAGCTGTAGGTATGCCGCAACAAACTGGCGCAGCTACAATGGCAATTACTCAAGGTCCTGGTGGGCAAATGTATACAGACGGTTCTATGCAGACTCCATATAATCCATCTGCTCAACCTCAACCAGCTCAAATGCGACCACCACTCGGCGGTGGCGGCCGTAATCCCTCGCAGACGTATCAAAATCAAGGCGGTATAGGTTCATTCCCTAATCCTTTTGGTAATAGAGGCGGATTCAATAATCCATACGGCGGTAGTCGAGGCGGATTCGGACAACCACCTCAATTTGGTGGCGGTATGTACGGCGGCGGTTTTGGTATGCAAAGACCTGGATTTGGTGGTGGATTTGGTAGACCCCCAATGTTTGGTGGTGGTTTCGGCGGCGGTTATGGAATGCAACCTCCTATGTTTGGCGGTGGCTACGGTGGTGGCTACGGCGGAGGAATGGGCGGTGGCTTTGGTTTCGGCGGTGGCGGATACAGAAGAATGCCTCCTATGTTTGGTGGCGGTAATCCTTTCGGCCCTGGATTCGGTGGCGGTCTAGGCGGTATGTTCCCTGGTATGGGAGGCGGATACGGTCAAAGACCTCCTATGTATGGCGGTGGATTTGGCGGAGGGTTTAGACAACAACCCCCTAGCTACGGTGGTATAGGCGGTGGAAGACCTGTTATGACTGAACCTTTACCCATAAAAAGACCTCAACCGATGCCTATAGCTAGGCCGATGCCAATAAGACCTCCTTTAGATAGTATTAGACCAGTAAATAAAGGACCAGGCTCTATGGGAAGAGATGAAATACATATAGCAAGACCTCTAAATATTCAAGAACGACAAACTCAAGGTCCAGAAAGTATGCGACAACAAGTGCAATACTATCCATCTTAAAATTAAATGAACTTTTCGCAGCTAACTGAGACAGAGCTGAAAGAAGCCCTGATGCTCAAAGAAAAGCTGGACGGCTTTGAAACCCAAGATAAATGCCAAAACGATTTTTTAGAATACGTACAACACATGTGGCCAGAATTTATATGTGGTCGCCATCATAAGATTTTTGCAGAAAAGCTTAACAAGGTAGCAACAGGCGAGATTAAGCGTTTAATTGTTAACATGCCTCCTCGTCATACTAAGTCAGAATTTGCATCTACTTTTTTTCCATCATTTATTATGGGTAAGAAACCTAAGATGAAGATTATGCAAACAACCCATACAGGGGAACTAGCCGTACGATTTGGTCGTAAGGTCAGAAACTTGATGGACCAAAAAGAATACAAAGATGTCTTCCCAGAAGTTAAACTCCAAGCCGATAACAAATCAGCTGGACGTTGGGAAACTAATAAAGGCGGCGAATACTTCGCAGCTGGTGTGGGTGGTGCTGTTACTGGTAGGGGTGCGGATTTATTAATTATTGATGACCCTCATTCAGAGCAAGATGCTCTTAGCCCTAATGCTTTGGAGTCTGCTTGGGAATGGTATACCTCTGGACCTAGACAGCGTTTACAGCCTGGTGGAGCTATAGTATTAGTTATGACGCGTTGGTCATCTATTGATTTAACAGCTAAGTTGCTAGACTCGCAAAAAGAAGCGCTTGCAGACCAATGGGAAATGATAGAGTTTCCAGCTATATTCCCAGAAACAGACAATCCTTTATGGCCTGAGTTCTGGCCTAAAGATGAGTTATTAAAAGTTAAATCTTCTATTCCAGGAATCAAATGGAATGCTCAATGGATGCAAAATCCTACAGCAGAAGAAGGAGCTATTATCAAGCGTGACTGGTGGAAGCGTTGGAAACATAAGAGCATACCACCTGTTAAATATATTATGCAGTCATACGATACTGCGTTTTCTAAAAACCAAACTGCTGACTTTTCTGCTATATCTACCTGGGGTGTTTTTAAGCCTTCAGAAGATGCTCCTGATTGTTTAATATTATTAGACTGTCAAAAAGGTCGTTGGGATTTTCCAGAGCTAAAAGAAATAGCTATGCGTGAATATACTTATTGGGAATGCGATATGGTTCTTATCGAAGCTAAAGCATCTGGAACTCCGCTTACCCAAGAACTACGGCGAATAGGTATTCCTGTTGTAAATTATTCACCAACCAGAGGCCATGATAAACACTCTAGGATGCACTCGGTTGCTCCTATCTTTGAATCAGGAATGGTGTATGCGCCAGAGAAAGCTTTTGCTGAAGATATGATTGAAGAATGTGCTTCTTTTCCATTTGGTGCAAACGATGATTTATGCGATACTATGACTCAAGCCCTAATGCGTTTTCGTGAAGGCGGTTTTGTTTCTCTAGCAACCGATTATGAAGACCAAGAAAGGCAAAGACCTCTTAGGGTATATTATTAATGAGATTATAAAATGGCAATAGAAAAACAAGGCCCAACAGAAGTAATAGATACAAGTACAACCCAAGAGGTTGGTGGTGTGGACTCTCAGATTATTGAAGTCTTAGAAGCTATGGGTAGTGAAGAAGAAATACAAATGCAAGAAGACGGTTCTGCAATATTAGGCCCAGAAGAGCCAATGATGCCAGAAGTAGGTTTTGCAGAAAACTTAGCAGAAGTTATATCACCCCAAGAACTTTCTACTATCTATATAGAATTAGTAGGAGCTATTGAAAGCGACAAATCATCCAGAGAAGATTGGGAAAGAACTTATACAGACGGACTTAAATACTTAGGTATGAAGTTTGATGATAATAGGTCTGAGCCTTTTGCAGGAGCTAGTGGTGTTATTCATCCGTTATTAGGAGAATCAGTTACTCAGTTCCAAGCGCAAGCATATAAAGAATTATTGCCAGCTGGAGGCCCTGTTAAAACTCAAGTGGTAGGTGCCTATGATGGGTTGGTTGAAGAGCAAGCTCAAAGAGTTAAAGAGTTTATGAATTATCAAATTCTTCATGTTATGGAAGAGTATGATGAAGAGTTAGACCAGATGCTTTTTTATTTACCTCTTGCGGGTTCTGCGTTTAAGAAAGTTTATTACGATGAGACGTTAGGCAGACCTGTATCTAAATTTGTAGCTCCAGAAGATTTAATTGTTCCTTACTATACAACTGACTTAGAAACCTGTTCGCGAATTACTCATGTTGTTAAGATGCCAGAAAATGATGTAAGGAAATTACAAGCTATTGGCTTTTATAAAAATGTAGATGTTGAGACTGGGGATAATGTTACTTTAAATTCAGACATACAATCAGAAAAAGAAAAACTAGAAGGTATGGAGCCAAGTTATGATGATGGTGAAGTATCTATTCTTTATGAGGTTCATTGTAATTTAGATTTAGAGGGCTTTGAAGATATGGGCCAAGATGGTGAGCCTAGTGGAGTTAAATTACCTTATATCGTAACAATAGACTCTAATAGTGAAAACATTTTAGCTATCAGAAGAAACTTTAAAGAAGAAGACCCAATGAAGAAAAAGACTGAATACTTTGTTCACTTTAAGTTTCTTCCTGGACTGGGTTTTTACGGCTTTGGTTTAACTCACATGATTGGTGGTTTATCTAAAGCTTCTACATCTATTGTTAGGCAGTTAATTGATGCTGGTACTTTAGCTAATTTACCTGCTGGTTTTAAAACTAGAGGTATTAGAATTAGAGACGAAGACGAGCCAATACAACCAGGTGAGTTTAGAGATGTTGACGCTCCAGCTGGTTCTCTTAGAGATGCTATTCAGCCATTACCATTTAAAGAACCAAGTGGTACTTTGCTTAATTTATTAGGGTTATTAGTGCAATCTGGCCAAAGATTTGCTTCTATTGCAGATACAAATATTGGTGAAGGTAACACCCAGGCTCCTGTTGGAACTACTTTAGCTCTTATGGAAAAATCAAGCAAAGTATTATCTGCTATTCATAAAAGATTACATAACGGTCAGAAGAAAGAATTTAGATTACTTGCTACTATATTTAAAGATAGCTTGCCTCCTGTTTATCCTTATGCGGTATCAGGAGGTAATATGCAAGTTAAACAACAAGACTTTGATGATAGGGTAGATATATTCCCAGTAAGTAACCCAGACATATTTTCTACTAGCCAGAGAATAGTTATGGCTCAAGAAATGATGCAGTTAGTTCAATCTAATCCAGAGATTCATGGTCCTGGTGGAACTTACGAAGCTTACAGAAGAATGTATGCTGCTTTGGGTGCAGACAATATAGACCAATTACTTATGCCACCACCAGATACAACTCCTAAACCTATGGAATCTGGTATGGAAAATAGTGGTCTTATGATGGGTGGGCCAGCTCAGGCATTCCCAGAGCAAGACCATGATGCACATATAGCTACTCACGTGTCCTTATTAAATATGGCTCCTGTGCAAATGAATGCTCAAATACAAGGAAACATACACTCACATATTATGCAGCATTTACAGTTAAAAGCAGATGCAATTGCTCAACAACAAATGCCTCCAGAGGCTATGCAGCAGTATCAACAGATGCAACAACAAGCTCAACAAATGCCACCTCAAGAAGCAGCTCCATTAATGCAGCAAGCTCAGGCTATGTTAGCTCAATTTAGTTCGCCAATTATGTCTGAACTAATGCAACAATTCTCTCAACAAGTATCAACTCCACCAGAGGAAGACCCACTTGTTACTATTAGAAAACAAGAACTTGCACTTAAAGGTCAAGAACTGTCTCAAGACCAAGAACAGTTTGAAGCTAAAGAAAGAATGAGAATGGAAGAAAAATTACGTCAAGATAAAATTGATGTAGAAAGAATACAGGCTCAAAAAGATATAGCAGAGTTAAAAGATGATACAACTAGAGATAGAATGGACCAACAAAAAGAATTAAAATTAATTGATATTGGTTTAAAACAATTGTAAGGTACACTATATGAAAAACGTAAAAGTATTAAAAGGAAAACAAGGTTACTCTAATAAGGGTTCCGTGCCATTTAAAGCTGTTTCAGAAGCACCTAAAAAAAC